AAACGTTAGTACTGGAATGCCCCGTAACGAAGCTGAAGCTCGTGCTGCACAGGAGATACTTGCTGTACAAAAAGCTGGAGGTCACCCTATGGGTATGATTAATGAAACAGAAGCTACCAATAATGAAATTTCAGGTAGTAGACAAGCTCATGACGCTATGCAACTACAAGAGCAAGAAAAGGCTGCTACGAAACAACAGTTTGATAACACAATTACTGATTTCAATAAGTGGTTAATGCAACAAGGTAAGCCTCCTATGCCTGCGCCTAGACAACCTAACAATAGAGGTTGGGAAGGTGCTACAGAAGCCCTTCAACAGTTACAAAAGTTACAATTACCAGTAATTAAATATTAGGAGATTATCATGCCAACACATGCAAAAAATAGAAGAGCTGCCAGGATTAAAGATACTCGTACACAAGAAGAAAAAAACATGGACCCATACAATATGAAGGGTATTCGTGAAGATAATAGAAACAAAAGACAAGCTGATAGAGCTGAAGCTAAAATAAAAGCAAAAAATTTTAATGAGTTTGCGCAACGTGCAGGGTTTGTATCAAATCCTAATGCAGTGCAACGTACGTACTCACCATCAAGTATTTTTGATACTTCGGGTGCAGAAGCTGACCGTATTTGGAACAGCGGTGCTAGAGACAGATTTGAACCTGTAGCAATGGCTAGACCACAACCAAGTGCTATAACTGGTGACAGTATTAGAGCTGCTCAAATGCAGGAATTATCTTATGATGATTACAGACGACAATTAGAGCGTGCAAATAATACACTAGGACATGCAGGACGAAATTTAAAAGCTAAATTCAAAACTGTTGGTATTGATGGAGATGTTGGTATTAAAGGTTTTGTACCTACGCAATATACACCCCCTTTAAGTGATTTTGCAAAAAGAACACGTGATATCGGTGGTAAAGTCAGAGTTGAGGTTGGTAATGAGGATAAAGATGTTACAACCTTTGTTAATCCTGATGAACTTATAAACTATGGAGATGGTCAAGCTATTAGAAATTCTGCAATTCAATCAAATACGCAAGTTGTACAGAAACCAGTATTTAGTGGTGGACAAGGCACAACAACAGTAGACAGGTCTAATGTAGCACCTGTAGTAACTTTCCAAGAATTCCAAGACTTAAATAAAATAGCTAGAAATCCTGATTACGAAGTAGGTCAAGAAGTTGTACCACCAAGTCAAGATGTACCGATACACCCAGTAACAGGGTTACGTATTGAAAAAGGTGACAATTGGAATTCTTACACAGATGCCCCAAGTGGAACTACGTTCAATAATGAAAACTTTAATTGGAATAATAAAGGCTTTAAAACACCTACTGGAAATGTAGATGGACTATCACAACAGGAAATTGATGTGTTATATGGACGTACACCTAGTCCTGTACAACCTAAACAAGAGGTTGATTTCTCAAGTATTGCAAATTTCTTTAGGAATTTAGGTAAATAAATTAAAGTTTGAGATTAATTAATGGAAATTAAGTTTCATCACTGTACAGCATTAAGTAAAGGCCAAGCATATCTATATTATAGGTATGACAAAGCTTTACCCGGGTACTTTGTGACTAGTGTTGCTATTGCAGATACTATGGAAGCAAAACGAAACTTTACAGAAGTATTAAAATATTTTTTTGTAGAAATAGTTAGAAGTAAAGACGTTTACTGTAATCTATTTGAAAATAGCGTAGAACTTTTTAGTAAGTACGTTAATACTCCACAACAGTATAATGGTATGACCATATATAAGGTTAAACCTTATGAGGAAATAGTCGGATGAAAGAAAACAAAGATGAGTTAGATTTAGACTTAAGTGAAGCAAAAAGCTTAACTGAATGGGAAAATCCGCCTAAGTTAGAAGAACTTAAGCAAGACTACCAAGAAGCACAATCAGCACATACTGACCACGTACTTGAGATAGATAACTGGTTAAGCAATTTAAATGGTGACCAACAAATTAAAGCTAAAAAGGGTAGGTCTAAGATTGTACCTAAACTTATACGTAAACAAGCTGAATGGCGCTATGCTGCATTAAGCGAGCCTTTCCTATCTACTGATGACTTATTTAATACAGCCCCAGCTACCTTTGAAGATAAAGAAGCTGCTATTCAGAATGGTCAAGTACTTAACTATCAGATTAATTCCAAGATTGACAAAACTAAGTTTATCGATGAATACATCCGTACAGCCGTAGATGAAGGCACAGTTGTAGTTAAAGTAGGCTGGGAGTACGAAGAAGAAATTGAAGAGGTAGAAGTACCAGATTTTGATTTTCAACCGACTCCTGAAGCTGGACAAACGCACCAACAGTTACATGCAATGATGCAGGAAGACCCTGAGAGATTTCAACAAGAAATTCCACCAGAGATGCAACAAGCACATGAAATTACTATGCAAGGTGGTGCGCCTGTAATGCCTGTACAAGTTGGCTCACATATAGAAGAACAAATTAAAATTCTTAAGAATCAACCTGAGTTAGAGGTATGTGATTACAATAATGTAGTTATTGACCCAACTTGTCAAGGTGACTTAAATAGTGCAGAGTTCATAATTTATAGCTTTGAAACATCGATGTCTCAGCTTAAGAAAGACGGTAGATATGATAATTTAAAACATGTGTCTTTAGATAACAGTAGTCCACTTAATGAGCCTGATTTTGAGGCAGGTGATGACAGTAGTTTTAAGTTTAAAGATGACGCACGTAAAAAGATTGTAGTTTATGAATACTGGGGTTTCTGGGATATTAATGGTACAGGTGAAGTAGAACCTTTTGTAGCTTCATGGGTAGGTAATACGTTAATCAGAATGGATGAGAACCCATTCCCAGATAAGAAGTTACCATTTGTAGCAATACAATACCTACCTAGACGTAAATCCATATATGGTGAACCGGATGGTGCATTACTAGAGGACAACCAGAAGATTGTAGGTGCTGTAACTCGTGGTATGATTGATATCATCGGTAGAAGTGCTAACGGTCAGATGGGTATCCGTAAGGACGCTCTAGACGTTACTAACGCACGTAAGTTTGAACAAGGTGCTGATTACAAGTTTAATTCTAATGTAGACCCTAGACAAGCTTTCCACATGGAAGTTTATCCAGAGATTCCTGGTAGTGCCTTGAATATGCTTAACCTTCAAAATAATGAAGCTGAGTCTCTTACAGGTGTTAAAGCATTCAGTCAGGGTATCACAGGCCAAGCATTAGGTTCTACAGCTACTGGAATTAGGTCAGCATTAGATGCTTCATCTAAGCGTGAACTAGGTATCTTACGTAGATTAGCTAATGGTATTAACCAGATAGGTAGAAAGGTTATCTCTATGAATGCAGAGTTTTTATCTGACCAAGAGATTATCCGAGTCACAAACGAAGAGTTCGTTGCTATCAACCGTGAAGACTTAGGTGGCAATTACGACATCAAACTAAACATATCTACTGCTGAAGCAGATAATGAGAAAGCTCAAGAGTTATCATTCATGTTACAAACTATGGGTAATAACATGGACCCAGCGATGTCACAGATGATATTATCGGACATTGCACGTTTACGTAAGATGCCAGAGTTATCTAAACAAATTAAAGAATACCAGCCACAACCTAATCCGATGGCTGAACAGAAAGCACAACTTGAGATGCAACTACTACAAGCACAGATAGCTAATGAACAAGCTAAAGCTGCTGAGAATACTGTAGATGTTGAATACAAGAAGGCTAAGACTGCTACTGAGATGGCTAAGAATAGAAATCTTAATAGTAAGTCTGACTTGGAAGACCTTAACTTCGTGGAGCAAGAGTCTGGTGTAGGTCGCCAGCATGAGGAAAACATGAAGAAGGTTGACCAAGGACACGGGATGGATAATAAGTTTGCAGACGCGCTTATTAACGACCCTGTGTTAAATGGAGGGTAATGTTTAAAAAACCGTGATATAATCCGGTTAAAGTAACTTTACTTTGTTTAATCTCATTTTGAGGACACACGATGAACAATGAAGAGCAAATAGAAGTATTAGAAAGTAATATGGTAGATTCAAAACATTTTGTAGATGTTAAGAATAGTATGGTTAAGCTACAGAATAATAAAGAATTTAAAAAAGTAATCATTGAGTATTACTTTAAGGAAGAAGCTGCGAGACTAGTTATGGCTAAAAGCTCTAACTTAACTGAAGAGCAGCAAATAGTTATCGATAAGATGATTTATGGTATC